ACCACCGCCGGGCACCGTCCAGGTAATGGCCACACCCCAGGCAGGCACCACCTGCCACAGAAGCCCGCGCGGGTCTTGTGGCGCCGGCTCCACCGCCTGGACGGGATGCGCGGTGCCGTCCACCGTCAACGTCCCGCCCACGGCTGGCGTCACCTCGGAGCGGCGGACGTGGAACAACGGCCGCTCCGCCGTGAACTCCACCTTGCCCACGGTGAACACCTCACCACCGCCCATCGGCATGGCCTTGCACGCCACCGCGTCACCTTCGCCCGGTGTGTATGCTGCCGGCCGGGCCAGGGTGCGGAACACGGCCGCAAGGTGTCTGTCCATCGTCTCCGCTCCCGTCACAGAATCAACAGCCCGCCGGGTCTGGCGTCTTCGTCGTCATAGATGGAACCGCCGGAGTCGCCGGCCGCTGCCCGCCCAACGGCCACAATCATGGCCACCGCCGCGTCAATCCGCTCTTTCGCGCGCGCCTTGGATGGCTTCACATTGCCGCTGGCGTCCCTATCGGGCACCACGTTTGACACCGCCCACCGCAAGGGTGCGTGCCCGCCGTGTCGCAGCTTGCCGGCCAGCGCCAGCCGCTCCGTATCCTTCATGGGCGCGGACATGGAAACGAACCCTTGGCGATGCGTCACAACCGGCAACCCGGCCTCTTGGAGCCGGGAAACGGTGGCGGTGGCGTTCCACGGGTCCATTGCGATTTCCCGAACGTCGAACCGCTCGCACAAGCCCATGATGCACGCTTCAACCGTGCCGTAATCCACCACCGGGCCGGGCGTGGCGGTCAACAGGCCCGCGTCGGCCCATGCCGGATACGGAACGCCGTCCACCTCTTGCCGGCGGCGGATGCCATCACCGGGCACGAACACGAACGGCACAACGTCCACTCCGCCGTCATCGTCGGGCACCGCCAGCACAACGGCCGTGGTGTCCGTGGTGGAACTCAGGTCCACCCCGATGAAAGCGGGCCGGCCTTCCAGGGCGTCCAGGTCCACCGGGACGTTGCCCTTATCCCAAACCGACATGGGCAACCACCCGGCAAGGCTTCCGTCCGTCCAACGGTTCAATCTTAGCTGTTGCCAGCCTTCCACCTCGTGCGGGAGCGGTGCGGCCTTGCGGGCGGACTTTTGCAGTTCGTCCAGGCTCAGAAAGCCCGACTCCAAGGCCGGGTTCACCGCGTGCCAAAGGCGTTCATCCTGCCAGGGCAGTTCCTCGCCTTCCGGCGGTTCCGGCGGCGCAAAAATCACGGGCAGAAAAGACGGGTCTTCGGTCTCACCCTTGGCCACCGCGTGGGAATACTGCCACCTATCCCACGCCAGCGTGTCCCGGCCAATGCCGGCGGTGGATATGCTCACCGTCAACGGGTCCAGGCGTTTGCCCATGCTGGTGGTCAGCACGCGCCACAGTTCCCGGCCCGAATGAGCCGGCCAAGCATGGATTTCATCCGCCACTAGCAGGGACACGTTCAGGCCATGCTTGGTATAGCTTTCGTGGGAAATCGCCTTCAACACCGAGTCCGATTTCGGGTGGTGAAGCTCTTTCAGGCTATCCACGGCCCGCGTGATGCGTGAAAGGGTCCGGTCCCGTTCCACGAACCGGCGGGCGGCGGTGTAAGCGATGGACGCTTGCCCCCTGTCCGCCGCCGCGACAACGCATTGCCCGGCCGCGTCCCGCTCAGGCCCCAGAAGGTGCAACAGGGACAAGGCGGCAACCAGGGCGGTTTTGCCGTTGCCCCTCGGAAGCCATATCGCAACGTCCGAATATCGGCGCCGGCCGTCTGGCAGGGTGTCACCCCAGATTTTCGCGATAAGGCGCCGCTGCCAGGGTGCCAGCACCTCCGCCATGGGCTTGCCGGCCAACGGGCCTTCGGTGATGGTCAGGCGTTCGACAAACGAAACCGCACGGGCGCCTTTGCCGTGCGGGTCCGGGATTGGTTCATCGGTGAAAAGCCAAGCGGGCCGGCATTGTTCAACCGTCCACCAGTCCGCCTCATTCGTCGTTTCCGTTGTCATCGTCCGCGCCTCGGATGCCTTGGCGGTGTGGTGTCAGGCTCAGTTCGGTGGCCAGCAAGCGGGCTTCCCGCATGGCGCCCTGTTGGACGCGGAAGGCCGGGTGGACAGTCGGGCCGCGCTCCGTCTCCACCGTCCGCCCTTCGGTGACCATCGTTTCTTCGCACTCGCGGACCATGCCCACCGCCACGCAATAGCTTTCCAGGGTGGCGCGGGCCTCGTCATTCAGCAGGCCACGGGCTTGCAGGCGCGGCGCAACCCGCTTCCACTCCGCCTTCGCGTGCGCGGGCAGCCATGAGGGCGGCGGAGGGGCACGGCGGACAGCGGCCCCACCCTCCACAACCTGCAATTTCGGCTTCCTGCCCTTCATCGCTCAAAACCCCATTTTCGGCCCTGTCTCGCACTTGACCCCCCGGCCGGTTACGCACCCCCTGCGGGAAAAACTTACCTCCCCCTAGGGTCATGCCACGCGCGGGACGCGGTGCGGTGCCAACACGTCCAGGGCAGCGGCGGGCAGGCCGGGCAGTGCCACCGCATAGGCAACGGACGTGCCATCGCTGTATGTTGCGCTCTTGATGGTCGGGTCCGCGCCACGCAACGGGAACCAAGCCCGCACCGTTTCCAGCACCGCCGCCGCCACGTCGGGTGGCGTGGTCGCGGCGCCGGCCGTGTAGCTCACCACCAGTTCACCGGCCGGCCATGGAACGGAGCGGCGTTCGTCCCAACGTGTCAAACCGCCGCCGGGTTGATGCTTCACGGTGTAGCTGGCCAGCGCGTCCGCACCGTCCACGTCCAACGCGGAAACGGCCGTCACCGGCCACCGGGAAAGCCAAGCGGTATGGGCGCGGCCGTCCATCAACAGGGTTTCCGTGTACTGTCCAGAACGGACAGGCTGGCCAATGAAGGCTTCAACAGCCGCCGACGCACGGGCAATGAGCGCGTCAATCCAGGCGTCATCCGCCGTGCCAGACACACCGCACACCGCGCGGGCTTCGGCCGTGGTCACCAGGGCGGACGTGGGCGCGCTATCAACTTCCAGCATGTCGGGCCTCGCGGTTCCAAGGGTGCGCCGGGTCCAAGGGCCAGCCGTTGGCATCGCAACCGCGAACCCGTCCGCCGCGCCGCTCTTGGGCCTGTTTCGTCGAACGATGGTGTCGGGCGCAAAGGGCCTGAAGGTTCGCCCAATCGTCCGAACCACCAGCCCGCCGCGCCACGATATGGTCAACGTCAACGGCCACCGCACCGCACACCGCGCAAGTCGGATGCGCTGCAAGGAAGGCGTCCCGGATGCGATGCCATGCCCGGTCATACCCACGCGCCGTGGCAGTCGGCCGGTTGTCCGGCTTGGGCGTGCATTGGCACCGCTGGCCCGAAGGTACAGTGCGACGGCATTTCGGACAGATACGTGGCGGGCGTGTGGGCATGTCAGGGCCTCCGATAGTGAAAGCCCGCCGGGAGCGGCTGGAACTCCCGGCGGGCGGCGGACAGCCTGGACCGGCTCAAGGGGGAAGAGGAACCCCGCGACGGGGACCAGTCCAGGCTCACACCAAGTCCGCGTTGGTGCCGTTCCCCCCGCCGCCTCTACGCGGCCACCGGCGCAACGTGCGGGTGGCCACGAACCACAGACACCGCGAACACCGCGCCAGTGGACGGTGAACCCGTGACGGTACACTTGGCGCGGACATACCGGGCGGAGCCGGCATATCCGCAGGTGTAGACCTGTTCGTCTTCGGCCGGGTCTCCGGCCGCGTCCACCGTGGGCGCGGTGCCCAACAGGTTCCCGGCCGCAACCGTGGTCCAGTCGGAATCGTTCGCGCTTTCCTCAATGGTGAACGCGAACACACCATCGGTGGCCACACCAACGTCAAAGATAAACGTGGCGGAGCCGTATCCCAGAAGGTCAACGGTCTCGCCGGTGGCGGTGGAAGTCCGGGCAGCGGGCGCCAGCACCGACGCCACGGACTGATTGTGATATGCGTCTCGCATGGTTCAGGCTCCCTAGCTCGCGGACACGACCATGAGGCGGAACGCCTCGGCCTTCTGAACGCCCGCCGCCAGTCGGCGCCGGGCATGGAACCGCACAAGTCCGTTGGCCTGTTGCGTGTAATCGTCGCGCTTAACAGTCAAGGCCACGCGGTCGAAAATGCGGAACTGCGAGAAGTCACCGAAGACAACCGGATAAGTCCCGGAGGAAACGTTCGGCATATCCGGCATTTCTACAACCGGCCGGCCAAGAATTGTTGCCGGCGCACCCGCCGAAAGCGCATCCTGCCACAAGTATTGTCCGTCGCCGGACTTCAACTTGCGCACGGCGCCGATGGTGGCACGGTTCATGCCCCACACCCCGCGCCGCGCGTAGGCGGACGGAAGGGCATAGAGCGTGTCAATCAGACCATCGGCCGTGACGGCGGTTGCGGAGCCGCTGGCCACCGTGGCGATACCGCTGTTCAGAAGCCCGAGCGGCTGGCCAACACCGGAGCCGGTGACGAACGCGGTTCCCTCGGCTTTGCCAAAGGCTTCGGCCAAGTCGCGGCGAAGTTCGGCCGCAATATCCAGGCCCGAGTCTTCCAACAGGACGTTGCTCACGTCGCAGTAGGTGGCCAATTCGTGAACAGGGAACTCAAGGCGCCCGAACGTCGGTTCGGAACTGGTGCGGGCGGCCGTCTCCGCCGTCCAGGTGGCGGTGGTGCCGTCCGTGCGCTTCGGCAGAACGATGCTCCCGCCGCTCGTGGGTGCCACGCGGGCAATGCTCCGAACCGGGCTGAACTCCACCAGGTCCTTGACCAGTTCCCGAATGAAGGTCTCCGGGACGGTGTAGCCGCCGGCCGTGTCGTCCAGGGTGGTCATGGAGCGGACTTCCGCAGGGACGGTGCCCGTGCGCAGATAGTGCGAAAAGGCGCGCGTCTCGGTGGCGCCGTCGTTCGCGGGAGCCGTCACGCCAGCACGGCCGGAGCGGCTTTCCAGCTTGTCCAGTCGCGCCCGGTCAGCTTCGACGGTGGAGCGCAGTTCGTTCACGGCGCCGGTCAACGTCTCCACCGCCGCGCGGGTCTCGTGCCCGGTGTCGGCGGTCTCGGTGGTCTCGGTGTCTTCCGCGCGGGTCTCGGGCGCGGCCTCGGTGTTGGTGTCCATTGTGGACTCCCTCTGGTTTGCCGCGCCTCGGGCGGCGGTGGAGCGCACCTCGACAATCCGGGTGCGCGGATTGCTGGCCACGGCAACGGCCGAACACTCAACAAGCCGGGCCTCGGTGATAATCCGCCCGCCACCAGGGCGCGGACGGTCGGACAGTCGGCGGAACCCGACAGACAGGGACAGGGCGCCGTCGCGGGCGAGGCGGTAGCCCTCGTCACCGGCCGGCGTGCCCAGGGTGAACTTGCCGACCACCTCAAGGCCGGTCGGCGTGTCGCGTAGCTCGGTGATAGCACCCGCAACGCGGGCCAAGTCGTGGTGGAGCAAGAGCGGGAACCGGCTTCCGTCCGCCCGTCGCTCGGCAATGCTGGCGGCGAAGGCGCCCGGCGCGAACTCGGTGCCGTGGCTGTCCAAGACGCCATAAGCGGACGCGGTGCCCTTGAAGGTGCCGGCCGTGTCGGTGTCGGGCGCAAAGCGAAGTTCGACGGTCTCAGTCGTCATCGGCCGCGCCTCCCGCTTCACCCGTGTTCAAGGGCCGCATGAACACGTCTCCGCCGTCGTATGGCTCCCGGTTGTCCATGGCCCGACATTCGTTCGGGTTCAGGATTCCGTTCGTAACGGCCGTTGCGAACGCCTGCATCCGGGCCGCAAGGTCCGCCTTCACCAAATCGTCAACCATGAACTCGACGAACAGTTCGTCCCGCTCTTGCTCGGTGAACAAGTCACGGGCAATGGACTGTTCCCACAGCTTCAGCCAAGGCAACAAAACGGTTGACAAGAACTGCTGTTGGACATGCTCCGCCGTCGAATGCGTCGTGCGCTCCAACTCTTGAATCATGTGAAGCGGAACCCGATAGGCGCGGGCAATCTGTGCTATCTGGTGGCGGAACAGTTCGATGAATTGCAGGTCCACAGAACTGAATTGCTGTTGAGAAAACTTGGCGCCTTCTTCCAACACCATCGTTCCCGCGTTCGCGGCGTTGGCGTGGTTTTGCGAAAGGCTGGCGCGAAGGCGGTTCACCGCCGGTTCGCTCAACTTGCCGGGAACTTCCAGAACACCGGACGGCCGGGCGCCACGGGCGAACACGCGCGCGGCGTAGGCTTCCAACTGCAAAGCCAAGGCGATGGATTCCCGCGCCTGGACGGTCAGGGACAAGCCGCGCACCGGGTCCGGGCCGGGAACGCGAAGCCGGAAAATGTCTTCGCGCGGCACCGTCTGTTGCGTCCCGTCGCGGCGGGTGACGGTGTAGACGGGTTCGCCCGTCCAGTCGTCCGCGTCTACCTGGACGGCTCCGGCGGGCGCCTGGACGATTTCCAGCACCTGCCCGCGCGCCCGGCCGATGAACGCGAAAGCGTCACCGTGAAGCAACGCGGCCGTCATCATGGACACCCGGAACTCGGTGGAGCCGGTCCAGGCGTTCGGCGCGTCATGCAACAGCCGGTAAAGCGGATGGTCCGTGGCGCGGGTCTTCTCACCGCCGGGTCCGCGCCGATACAGAATCAACGGCATTTGGCCAACGGCGCCGGACAGGGCGGACACGCACGCCAGCACAATCGGGCAGCGCAACGCGCCCTCGGGCGTCACGGACAGGCCCGCCGCCGTCCCGGACGCGGACGCAATGATGCGCTCCAGGTCCGAAAACCCGGCCCGAGTTTCCAATCCAAGAATACGACGAAGAAGTGACATGCGTTGATCCTGTCCAGCCGCGAACAGGGTAGGCGCGAGAACTGTCCGATGTCAAGCATGCCGTGTTTTCGTTCATGAGACGTCCACAGTGTTCCACAGCCGTCTATTTCAGTCTGTCTCAGTCTGTTTCAGTCGGTTTCTTGTCAAGCGGTTTCTTCGCCTCCACCTCGTCGGCATCGACCGATGCCAGCAACTCGCCGGCCAAGCGCAACACCCGGCGCGGGGTCAGGGGCACCGCAACGATGGGCGCGGGGCTGTCGCCATAAACGGCCAGCACGGCGGGACCATCGGGACCGGCGGGGCGGGTGACGATCACGCGGGGGTCGCTCATGCCACGTCCTCCGGTTCGGGATCGGCCGGCGCGTCCAGCAGCGCCAGCGCGTCGGGCGCGTGCGAGCGGAGCAAGGCCAGGGCGCGGGCGCGGGTGCCGGGGTGCGGCGCGGTCAGGTGCGCGAACCCGATCTCGGTCATGTGGAGGGTCATGAAGTCCCCGATCAGGCGCGGGCCGCGATCCGGCAGGCGGGGCAATCCGCCCTCCGCCACCACCCGGCGCGCAAGCTCCCGACTGGATGCGCTGGCGAACGGGGACGACAGGACCGCATGGGCGCCGTCCAGCAGCGGGTCGCAGGTGTCGGCCGGGTCGATCATGCCCGCCACTCCCCCACGCCATCCCAGGCGCGGTCCAGGAACGATCCGGCGCGGCGGTTGGCCTCCGAAACATCCATCCAGACGGCTTGCATGGCGTCGAACCCGCCGGCCGCGTGGATGCGCTCCCCCAGGTCGCGGACGCGGGCGCGCATGGCGGCCTCGACAGGACGGGCCGGGGCCTCGATGTCTCGCAGCGCCGCACGCTCGGTCTGGATAGCCTCGAACGCGGCAAGGATGGTCTCGGTATGGCTGGTCATCGCGTCATCCCTTCCAGAGCCCCGCACCCCACCCCCAGGGGGGCGGGGGGTTATACCCGTAGGGTATAGGCACACACGCGCACGCACTTGCGCGCAATGAAATCAAGGACTTACGGAACACTCGCGCGCACTTGCGCGCAACACCCGCGCGCAATGAAATCAAGGGCTTACGGGGGGACTTGCGCGCACGATCCCCTTGATTGCGTGGCGCCCGCTGTCCCGCCCGGCCTCCCCGATCACGATGGCCCCGGATGAAAACAAGGCGGGCATGGCGCGCTCGAAAGCGCGTCTCCCGATCCCGTGCGCCTCCGGCATGGTGGCGAACACCTTGGGGGCGTACTTCGGGGAGTTCGGGGAATCCGAGACCGTTCGCCCTTGTGCCGTCGCCGCGTCCAGGCAATCCAGAAACAGGGCCTCCGCCCGGTTCGCCTTGGCTTTCGCGTCCATGCGCCCAAGGAACCCCGTGTCGGGTTCGTCCAGGACGAACACACCCTCTTGCCAACGGATCCGCAGTTCGTCGCCGACCACTCCGTAGTTACTCTTCTTGGTGGAAAGGGTCCGGGCGTCCCGATCCTCCCCGTCGTCGTCGGTCTCGCGCGGGCGCGACAGGTACAGGCGGGACCGGACGGCATTGTTCCAGGCGGTAGACCCGCTCGTTCCGGTGCCATCGGCCAAGCCGGCGCGGGAGGGATGGGCGCACAGGATCACGGCGCCGTTGATGTCCAGGGCGATCCGCCGGAGCATGTTGACGAACTGTCTCGCCTCCGGCCGGGAGTTCTCGTTGCCGTCGAACAGGTCGTGCAACCCGTCTAGGATCACCAGCCGGGCGCCGAACCGCTTGGCGGTCTCAAGCGTGTCAAAGAAAACCTGACTCGGGCCTTGGGGTTTGCCGTACTTGTCGCGGCGCACAAACTCGTTGGCCTCCCCGACTCGGGACGCGAACCGGAAACCGGCCAGGGCCTCGAACTCCAGCCCCTCCGCCCGGGTGATGTCGGCCAACCGGCGGTGAATCTCTTCCGCGTCATCCTCACAGTACAGGCCAAACACCCGACAGTGTTCCGTCGCCTGCCCGAGAAAATGCCGTCCGGTCGCGGAAGCAACGGCCAATTGGAGCGTAAGAAGAGATTTCCCCAGCCCGCCGTCGCCTGACAGCATGGTGACGGACCCGTGGGGCACAAGATCGGCCACCATCCAGCGGCGTTCCGGGATCGGTTTCCCGGCCCATGCGGTCGGGTCAATGGTGCGCATGGGGAGCGGTGGCGTCACCCGCTCGCAGGTTCCGCGCGCGTCGAAATGCGCCTCGGGTTGATCCATCACGCGGCCCTCGGTGTTTCGTCGTTCCAATCTCGCCCGGCATCACGGGGCGCCCGGATGAACGCTTCCTGCCCGGCGGCAACCCATCGCTCGCCACAGGCGCGCGCGGCGTCCAAGCCGGCGCCGGATCGGTCGTGATCGGCAAAGATCGTCAGGGCCTCGACACCGGCCAGGATCGGGAATGTCCGGATCGTGCCGGCGGACCCGGCGGCCCAGACGGGCGCCCAGCCGGCGGCCAGGACGGACAGGCCGGTCTCGATGCCTTCGGCCAGCCCGAGCCCCATGGTCACGTCATCGTCAGGGCTCAGGCGGATGACGGCGCCACCAGATGGCCCGAGCATCTTCTTGGGCTTGTCCCGGTCGCGCTCCCCGGTCGCGGTGAGGGGGGTCCGGTGGATCGCCACAGGGCGATTCCCGTCCGCCGTCGTCATCAAGGCCACCATGGCGGGGACCGGCCCGCCGGTGTACGGGCAAGCCGGATGGAACCGCAGCACGTCGGCGCCGGCCGGCGGGAGGATGCACCCGCGCCCGATCAGGTAGCGCTCGGCCGGGGTGCCAGGGATCGGCACCGATGCACGCCATATCGCACCGGCCCGCTGGATGCGCTGGCGGGTGTCCGCCGCGTCATCGCGGGGCGCGGCAGGCGGCGGCTGGGGTGGCGCCTGTTGGCGCCGGGTCGGGTGCGCGTCATCGGTCATGCCGAGTTCGGCGGCGATTTCGCGGGCGGCCTCGCCCTGCCCGAGCCCCCAGAGGTACGCGGCTAGGTCAATCGGGTCTCCGCCCTTGTCGCCCGTGGCGAAGTCGCCCCACTTGCCGGTCCTCATGTTGATAGAGAAGGACCCCGGCCGATGGTCGGCGCGGCGCGGGTTGCGTGCGACGTACTCGGCGCCCCGGCGGACGCCATCCGGCAACCAGCGCGACAGCAGAGCCGGCAAGGATGCCAGGGCAGCCCGGTTGATGGCGTCGAAGTCGATTCGGCCGGAGTGCGTGGGATCAGGCATGGCGCAGCCCCAGCACGGCCAGGATGCGGGGGCACCACCGGGCGGGCATCCACCCCCGCAGCAGCGGCAGCTTGGCCCGGGGCCGGAGGGGGTGGACGGGCCACCCCCGGCCGGCGTACCAGAGCGCCGCGCGTAGCAGGCGGTCGCTCATTCGTCGCCCTCCCCATTCAGCAGCTTGCCGATTTCCTCGCGGGCCTGCATGAGGACGGTGGCCATCTCGGCGGCCTTGGCGCCGACCTCACCCCATTCGGCGGACCCGGATTCTCCGGCCTGATCGGCGGTAACGGCCACCCCCTGGATTTCGTCCAAGTCGCCTTCGACCATGGCGAGCATGTAGAAAGCAGAGTTCGCGGCCATGTCCAGCCGCGTCCGCCAATAGATCGGCGTCCGCTCGATGCATTCGGCGACTCCCTCGGCAATCGCGGCAGCGGCAGACGCGGTGCTTTCGGTGGTGGTGGTGCGGATGATGTGGGTGCAGCGGGGAGCGTCCATCACGCGGCCTCCCCGTTCTGCTCGGCGGCCTTGCGGGCCAAGTAGTCGCGCGGCGCCTCCAAGATGAGACGCTTTGCGCCAACCTTGCAGGTCTTTAGTTCCGGAAGGATCTTGTAGACTGTGGCGCGGCTCAAGCCGGCCTCGCGTGCCCACGGCTCAACCGGCCATCCGGCGCGGTCAGTCGCGGTGTGCGGAAAGTCTGTCATGAGACTGTCTCCGTCTTTGCGTGTTCCGGCAGACGACTATTCGCCGGCCGTGTCGCTTTCGACAGGGACAGATTTACGCGGACGGGAGTCCGTTAAAAATGAACTTATTTGATTTTTAATTCTGTTCACTGCGGGCGCCCTGTATCTAGGGCGCCCTTTTACTGTGAACATAGTTTCGCGGTAATTTTGTTCACAACCCGTCGCCGGGCCTCAGCGGCGGAAGCGCCGGAACGGGTCCAGGGCATCGGCGATGGCTTGGTCCCGCTCCAACTGTTCCCGCATCATTCTTTCGGCGGAACTCTCCGCCCGCTCCAAGGCGTACCGGTAATCGTTCCGCTGTAGGGCTTCCTCAATCGCCCGCAGGTGCGGCGGTTTCCAGTCGTATAGCTCATGCCTTTCCCGCATTTCCCGGAGCGCGCGTTCTGTTGCGGTCTCGCCCACTCGCACGTCATACGCGCCCGCTGCCACGTTCAGCCGGTCCAGGGCGGATCCAGGGTCAGGTCGGCGGTTTGCGTACGCCTCCAGCCGTTCCCACGCTGTCCCGATGCGCGGGTCGTCCAGCGGGTCCACCGCAAGGTCTGTGATGTTGAACCCGCCCCACAGTGGGCTTCGCGGTACTTGAACGATTTTCGGCTTGGCCCGCTCGCGCGCCCGTGCCAGCAGTTCGTCCTTCCGGTCCCGGAAGTTCCGCACCAGTGGTTCTATCTTACCACGCCAGTCTTCGCGTTCCGCGACGGGAGCCCGAGGCGGCATTCCCAGGTACTTGGTTGCGATGACGCGCGCGGCGGCCGATGCGCCATCCGTCCGGCCCTTGACGGCGCCAGCCACAATCAGGTCCGCCATTTCGTCCAGATGCTCTTGCGGCGGGATGTTGCGCCGTTGCCCAGGCTTCGGCCCGCGCTTCCGGCCCTTGGGCACCTTTCCGGCCGCGTCCATGAGGATGCCGGGACCGTGAAGCTCCACCAGCCTTGCGATTTCGCGTCGGGCTTCTTCCTCGCTCATGCTCATGCGGTCGCCTCCCGCTTCATCGGCACCACCCGCGCGGCGCCTTCGCCGGTCACGTATCCGGCCCACTGGTCCATCAGGTGGCGGCGCCGCTCGAACAGGTCGCCTCGCTGATAGCTTCGCACCACCTCATCGCCCGTCACATGCGCCAGCGCGGCTTCGCACACTTCATGCGGCGCCGACGTTTGCTCGCTGGCCCAGGCCCTGAATGCGCTCCGCATTCCGTGCACCGTGGCCCCCGGCCAGCCGGCCCGTGTCAGGGCGGTTTTCATCGCGTCGGCGCCTATGGGCCACACTTTGCCATCGGTTCCCGTGGCCTCCGCCCGCTGGCGTTCCAGTAGCGCCACGGCGGGCGGGCTCAGGGGCACACGATGTTCACGGCCCGACTTCATCCGGCCCGCCGGGATGCGCCACACGGCGGCGTCCAGGTCCACTTCTGCCCAGTCCATGCCCAGCACCTCAGCGCGGCGCGCGGCAGTCAGGATCAGCAGTCGCAGGGGCGCGGCGCCGATGCCCTGGACGGCATCCAGCTTGGCCCACACGGTCGGCATATCCTGCCAGGGCACCGCCTCATGGTGTTTCGGCGGTGCCACCTTGCGCGGGCTTGGCAATATCTTGTCCAGGTGGCCCTTCCACCGGGCCGGATTGTCGCCGTGGCGGTGGCCCTCGACCTTGGCTTGGTCCACGGCGCCTTCGATCAGCCCCCGCAGGATCACCGCGCTTGTGGTCTTCTCGTTCCATAGCGGGCTCAGGATCGCCAGCACGTCGGACGTGTCCACCGCGTCCACCAGCTTGCTGGCGGGAGGGGACGGTTCCACGTAGCGCCGGGATAGCCCATCCAGCAGCGTTGCGCGGGCCTTGGACAGCGCGGGCCGCTTTCCCTCGATATGCGCCCGCACGGCCTCTAGCAGCGTGGGCACCGTGCGTTGCCGGGCTTCCTCGCCCCGCCGGGCCTCGATAGGGTCGCGCCCTTCGTACACCATCCGCCGGCAGTCGTGTGCCTTGGCCCGCGCCTCCGCCAGCGTTATCAGGGCCACCGGCCCCAGGCCCATGTCCCGCCGCCGGCCGCGAAGCTGGAACCGGTACACCCACGATTTCGCCCCGGTAGGCCCCACCAGCAGGTACAGCCCGTTCCCGTCGCCATACATGCCGGGTTCGGATATACTGGCCACCTTCCGGGTTGTGAGCCCTTGCGCTTTGCGTGCCAT